AGTAGAAGTTGCCGTTGGTGTAGGGGTTGCTGTAGGTGTTGGCGTTGGCGTATTTGTTGGTGTACTAGTTGGTGTACTAGTTGGTGTTGGTGTACTAGTTGGTGTTGGAGTAGGAGTAGGTGTTGGGTATGAATCGCCACAAGGTAAAGCTACATTACCAACCATATTACAAGGATTTGAACCCATAACTCTTGGAACAGGTCTTCCAGTTGGACAACAATCTGTTATATAAACTTGATTTAAATTAACATTAAACCTTGAGAATAAATCATACTTATGTTGTAATAATAATTGATGATTAATATTACCATTGAAAACTATTAAATTTGTTGGGTTTGTGGTTATATTTAAATTGAAATAAATTTCAGGAGCACAATAATCTAATTCTACTGAAATTACTTCAATTAGTTTACCACTAGCGGTTATTAAGAAATCACCTTTTTCTAAATAATCATTATTATGATCACAACAAGGTTCTAATTGTTCTACAGCAATTTGTAATTGTTCTGGAAATCTTTCGTCAAAGAAATAAAATTTACTTTTATCAATTAAAACATTACCTCCTGATTCAATTGTAATAGATTTATTGGTGTATACTCTCAATTTAGATGTTGGTAACACCTTAAATGTTTCCAAGACCCCCGTTTTTGTTCTACCAACAATTACACTTTTTTTAACTGAACCTAAACAATCTTTCCTAGTTATTTTAATCGGTATGTAATCAAATACAAATGAAAAATTGTCATTTAAAATACCATTTTTTATATCTTGGTTTTTTATGTTATTACAATTTTTATATGATGCAGATAATATAATATCATTTTCATTTAAATTAATAACTTGGGACTTAACATAATCACCTAATGTAGTTGATCCTGTTGATGTCGAACCTGTATATAATAATACATATGAGTCACCTTTTAGACCATAATTAAAAGATTCTCTATATTGAATTTTTGGAACTATTTGATATGTAATATCATCTTCCTTTGCTATGTTTAATTTATTACCTTGTACATATCTTACATTTAATCCTTCTATTTTTACTTTAACGTCACAGTTAGCAGCATCCGTAAATAATAAATCAATTACATCATCTTCATAAACATTTCTTAATATTAATGTACAATTACCTTGTGAATCCATTGTCGCACCAGATAATGAATAATTTGACAATCGATTAACCCCAATCTCACAATTTTTATGAACATAGACTGGCCAATTAGTTGTTGATCCACTTTGTATTGTTACGGTGGTACCTGTAATTTTAATAGTTACATCGCCTTTGATTTTACAATCAACCTCACTACCCAACACATATGTTGTTAATTTACCGTTGGGACATTCGTTTGAAAAGTCCAACTCAATTCCACAATTTGTTAATTGTGGATCGTTTAATGATTTAAATTTATAATCAAAATATTCCTCAACTGAACAGTCGTTTGGACCGTGTTTTATTGATGTGAATTTAATTTTTTCAACACCGTCAATATCAGTAAAAAACTGATGATCAATTAATTTCTTATCTACCCCAACACATTGATATGGTCCCGGTAATGTGTTTGGTGATGTACCATATTTTGTTGTACCACTTAAAGTACATCCACTATAACAAGGCCATCTTGCGGCTAAAGCGTATGGTTCATATGTGTCAATACATCCAGCCTCATCTATATCAGTGTTCGAATTAATAAAATTAATTAACGTAACTAATGATTGTCTCCAAAGTTCTTTTATTTTAGTAACATCTGGATTAATATATTGTTTATAGTCACAAATTAATGGTAACTTATGTGTGTACGTTCTTGTTGGTCCATTTAATAAAGCGGTACCACTAAAGTAACAAGTACAGTCATTTAAAATCCATTCATCAAATAATTTAGCACTAGTTGATGTATTAACAATTCCACTAACAACAACAGCGTTACCAGTATAAACTACCCCATCTATTTCGATGATTGGGTAGTAAGTGACACCTGTTGAATTTAATAATCCCCTAAAGTTTTCTTCATCTCCAAGTAATGTTTCTAAATCTTCTTCAATTGCCGTTTCAAAATCTGGATATAACTCCTCGATAAATTCTCTTGGTTGACATCCGAATTTGTATTGATATTTTGAACGACCGAATAAACCATTCTCAATTAAATTACCTCCCATCCATAATGTGGTTGCGGGTATAAATTGGTCGATTACTTGTGTCCAATATGGACTCATCTTATTGATGAACTCCGTAATATCGGGAAGATTATAAGGTGTGAAACTTGTATTTGTAATATAATCCCTATAAATGTCCTCAAGAATAATATAATTCTTTTTGTACTTTACAGTGTTTGAATTTTTAATTTGTTCACTTAATGTTTTATTTAAAAATTCAGCAAAGGTTACTCCAGTTTGTGGTGTTAATGTTACACTACCAAATGACAAACTTAATTCTCTCGATTTTCTATAAATGTCATAATCAAGAGTTTGAGCTGCTGATAGGTTAATACTAATGTTTTTTCTATTTAATAAATAAATTGAATCATCATCGTTTGGATGTGATTTCTTGTTATCAATTTGATTAACAATATCAAATCCAGTATCTAACCCAGGTAACGTTCTAAATACGTCAAAATAATCCTCACCATATGTAAAATCTTTTGATTTGGTTTTAATTGTTTTGGTCCTACCTGTTAATTGAAATACTCCATCAACATAAGTTCCACTTGACAATTCCTCGTCCAAAATCATTGAAGACCTATGGTCTAATGTTTTTTCATACCATCCAGCACCTTTTTGAAAGAACATATCAGTTGTGTCGTCATATGCTCTTCTTGGTAATATTGTATTTTCAATTACTGGATATTCTTTTCTATCGTAAGTTGTTTTTGATGTTGTAGTTCCTGTTATATATGAAAATGTGTCTTCATCGAAGGTTAGAGTTGTATTAACTTTTGTACCCTCAATAACATCCCAAATATCTGATTCTAAATCTAAAGACTTAGGGAACCCAACTACTTTGTAAACGTATTCGTTTATTTTAATCATTGGTTCAGGTGCACCTAAGAATTTTAAGAAAAATTCGATAGATTTTCTTGTACCTTTTGATTTATATAATTCAACTAAATTAACTAATAATCTTCTGTAAAATTCATATTCGGCATCTACAATGTTTGTACCAAGGTTAACCGCCTCGTATTGAGAATCTTGTCTAACATATAATAACTCATCAACTTGTTTTTCATCTAAAAGACTAACTGTCGATAATCCTAATGTGTTCGCTAAGTTTTTTAATAATACATCAGGAAGGTTATTAATACCATCATACGAAACATTACGCATATTTGCAATGTTCGATATGTATTTTTTTACCTTGTCAAAATTTTGACCGTATAATTGAAATATCGATTCAATTTTTTTGTCATCACTATCAAAGTCATACAATTGAGGTGAACTCATAAACCTTATAAAAAGGTTTGATTTGTAATTGTCTATTTCATCAGATAAATCGGTTAGTTGGGTAAGATAATTTTCATATTCTAAACCAACAATTTTAATATTCCAACCATCTTTAGATGTTGGCCACATAACCTCAACATCGGTTATTTCTGTTTTATCCCCCTCAAAACTATCTCTTGGAACTTTAAATGAAGCGTTGAATTTTGGAGAAGATTCTCTATTTAAGAGTATTTCTTCCAAATCATCTAACCCCATATAAAATTCTTCAACTATACCATCGTTTGGTCTAATTAAATAATTTAAATTATATGTTGATGCCGTTCCAAATGGTTTACCAAAAACTTTAAATGAAACTTCATTGTTTGAATTTGGTTCGCTATATGTTAATATTTGATAAGTTGTACCCGAAACTTCTATTACGTATTTTTTATATGACGAATAGAAATTTCTAATTTGATTATCTGTGGTTGGGATTACATTACTATTTGGTTTTTCAAAAGCGACATCCAATGGATTGTAAATCATTGAGAAATCGACAGTAAATTCTGTTGTGTTTTGATTAAAATCGTAAGATATACTATATGCTGTGTAAATTGAATTTTTAATCAAACTATCAGAGTCAACAAGTGATGTTGCTGGGAATTTCTTAATAATTCGTGTAATCGATGCGAGTAATCTACTTCTTAATGAACCAAAAATAGAAACTGAAGCATTATTTTTAGAAGATTTGAATTTAATTTCTTTTTTTCTTTCTTCTTTTGTTTTTGCCGATGTAGTTGGGGAATCTGTTTCCTCTTTTAAATCGTCTAAAGTTAAAAAATCTGAAAATTGGCTAGTTCTAAATTTCTTGCTATCTTTTTCTGGTATGATACGGTCAATAGCAAAGTTCGTATTAGTCAATTGACTAGTACCGTCGGTAATTTGTCTACCGACTAAGCTATCGCTAAATGTTTCTGCACCAGTTGCAACTTGACTTGGGACTTTTCTTGTAGCCATTATTGTGTAATATCATCGAAATTTAATGTCTCGTCAATATCCGTCTTGTTTTCTCTAATTTCAAATAAGGTTTCGTTAAACTCATCCTTAACTTCATAAAGATTATATTGCTTGAAGATACTGTTATTATTATCGTAAATTGTATAGATACCTGAAGACACCGCCTTACTTTGGTTACCATATAATGCGTATGCTAATGTTGAAGAATCGTGTTCAACCATTTCCACTTCAACAGTTGTTGGGTTAAAGAATGTATTAGTTAAAATGACATTTTGTCCTGGTTGCCCAATAAATGGAACCACATTTGGTCTACTCGATGGTGCCGAAGATGGTGTTACAGTTAAAAATAATAAATTTGAAGCCGCAACACTATATTGGTATCTAATTGCTTTTTGTGTTGTACTAGTTAAGTTTGAAACAACTGGTGTACAATAAAAAGATGATGTTACTATTCTATAAAAATTTGGAACCTTGGTGTTATCGGTTGAATTTAAATACTCAATACGATATCCAACCAATCCTTGTGGTGTAAATTTGTTTCTGTCGGCGGATGGGACGTTACTTAAATCAATAACTAACCCCCTAACAGACGGTAATGACGCTAAAATTCCACAATCTGAGATTGAGGTTCTGATTTGTTTTGGTCTGATGTGAAGAGTGTATATACCTAAATCACTAAAATCATCTGAAGTTAGTGTTAAGTTGTATAGCCCACCTAAAATTTCAACATCTGGAGCATCAGTGCTATCAGTAGTATCTCCGTTATGAAAAACGGGAGCAAGAACTTCCTCAGAGTTTAACTTTTTTAAGGTTACTTCTGCGGTTGATGTTCTATTTGGAACATAGTGATAAAAAACATCTACGTCCGCTGGGGATACATCTGCTGGTCTAATTATTCCGTAACTTCCTACTGCCATAACTTTTTATAATAAATATAATTTTTATTGTTTTCTCACATTAAAATATCCATTTCCATATATGTCTACCTCACCAATGTTATCAATTTCTCCTAATCTTAAATTTTTCTCCATAACACCTTGTTTCCCTCTCTCAACAAAAATGTCAGAATAAATTGTTGGTTCATCGATAAAACCTATAAAATGTTCATTTCTTGTAATCATTCTGTTAATCACCTCTTCTTTGGTAAAACTAGATGTACTACCTGTAATCATCGTATAACCGTCTGTAAAGTCACGATAATAAAGATTATCTAAAGTATATCCACTCCAATTAGAACCATCTGTGGTACCCGTTGTAACCCCATTAAATGTTGTTTGACCATATTTTCTCAATTCCTCAATTCTACTTTTACCTATACCCATAAATTTAATGGTGGCATTTTCTGTTAACCCCGTTGAGTTGTCTAATTGATTTATGTAATCAATTTCAATTGGCATCGTCACCCCACTAAATGATCCAAGAGGATTTATAATTGTTGATGGGTTTAAAAACGGTATTGAAATATTTTTTGAGATAATTTCTGTTGACCAAGGAGAGTTTAGGGTTATTGATATGGTATATGTAACTGGTGTATTAACCAAATTAATAGTACCATTCATACTACTATGAAATTGACAATTATAATAAAGAGTAGACGTTGAACCTGTGGGAACAATAAAAGTTATTGTTCCGTTATCTATACCATTATTGGTAATACCATTATTATATTGATTAA